AATTCAAATACAGAATATTATACATTTTTTCAAAGACTTAAAACTCGAGTTGGAGAATCAAATTCTAAATTAAGACAAATTGATAGAATAGGTTCATTTGAGGCAGATGATGAAACAGGGTTTATCTTCAAAGAATTACGAGAAATGTATGAAGACTTAAATAGAGGCTTTTAATGGAAGAACAAAAGGAATTATCACCAGTAGATAAATTTTACATATGGCATGATGCAGAGATGAAAGATATTGAGGAAAATGGTCCTCGAAAAAGAAGAGGTAGAAAGCCAACTAAAAAACAATACTTTACATACATAACAGACAAAGCAATTATTGCATATAATTTTGAACCTAGTTATTCAAAAAGAAATAGAGTTTTTTCAGAATTTATTAATTATCCTTTTAACAAATTAGTAGAAAATATTTATCATACATTTAGGTTTAGTTATTTTGATGTACCATATGAAGATGTTAAAGCAGAGGTAGTTGCATTTTTAGTACAAAAGATAAATAAATTTCAAGAAGGCAAAGGTAAAGCATTTTCATATTTTTCAATTGTTGCTAAAAATTATCTAATAATACAAAATAATGCTAATTATGCAAAACTAAAACAACGTTCTGATTTATCCGTACTAGATGATAATAGAAACATTAGTGCTGAAGTAGCTTTATCAGACCATCAAGAATCACTTAAAGATTTTACTAATCAATGGTGTGAGTGGTATGATGATAATATGAATAATGTATTTAGTAATAAACGAGATATTATTGTAGCAGATACTATATTAGAACTATTTAGGATGCGAGATAATATTGAAAATTTCAATAAAAAAGCTTTATATATTCTTATAAGAGAACGTACCGGACTTAAAACTCAGAACATTACTAAAGTAATCAATGTAATGAAAAGAGATTACATGAAAATGTATCAAGTATATAAGGTGTCCGGACACATTGTTCATCAAAAAGGATAGTTCTTATATTTATAATAAAGGACTACTATGGGTGCAGAATTCGAATTATTTAAGGGAACAAACTTTTCAGATCTAATGCGCGATGTATATCATAATTCTAAAAAGAAATCTAGACAAATAGATACTTTAATAAAAAGTTTAGAACCAATGATAAAAAATGTAGGAGACGCAACAGTTATAGTTCCATTAATCAAAGACTATTTAGAAGTATCAGTTAAGAACGATGATGCATTAGTTAAATTAGCAGCTGTAGTTCAACGATTAGTAACGGCTAACTCAAAAGAGGATGATGGCAATGAATTTGGATTATCAGAAGAAGAAAGAAAGCGTCTTCTAGAAGAAGCTGAAGCTGAAATTGAAAATATAAAACAACAGGAACCTAATGGCAGGACAGACACAGATAGCGATAGGACAAGTACTTCAGACCCACTTTCCGACACAATACGGTAAGTATAGAAATATAACAGGGTTAGTACATCCACCAGGCACTGTACGTGTAAGACTTCGTGGTGCAGGAAGTGGAGGATCGTCAGAAGTATGGGCATCTCCAATTGATCCAACACAAATAAATGTACCATTATATGGTGAACAAGTTTTAGTTGTAAAAGCAGCTGACGGTCGTGGTATTGTATTTACAGTACAAAAATATTATTATGTTTGTTTAATTAACGCACATGGCCAAGTTAATAATACAATAATGCCATTTTTACAAAATGCAGCAGTAAGTGGCCGATCTTATATGCCAGATGCTGTATCATTATCATTGCCTGGAATTAGGCCTATACAGCCTACATTTTTGAAAAAGAAAATTACTACTATTCAACCATATACTGGAGATATTATAAGACAGGACAGGTGGGGTAGTGTTTTAAGATTTTCATCGACACATTTAATAATGTTGCCTTATAAGAAAAAACCATTTTGGAAAGGCGTAAAACCACATGATCCGATTATAACATTAACATGTGGTATAAAAGATGCACAAACAGGAAATCCTTCAAGTAAATACTATGCTATAGAAAATCCAGATGATGACAAAAGTTGGATATATTTAACATCATCACAAAAAATTGAAAAGTTTAAGACAGCACAAAAGAAATTAGGCGAAGGAGTAGATCCATTTGCAATTTATTTGAAACCTCAAGTAATTATAGGTTCTGATAGATTAATTTTTAATGCTAAAAAAGATGAAATTGTATTAGTAGCTAAAAAAGATGTTAAAATTGCAACACCTAAATGGCAAACAGATATGGATGAATTTTTTACACAGATTCATAAATTAATCCAAGAAGTAATAAAACAGAATAAAAATTTAGAGGCTGCACATAAAGAAATTGGAGCAGTTGCTCAGAGTAATGCAACATCAATTCATCCTACTCCGGTTGGACCATCAGGTCCACCAATTAATGCTGGTGCTTTTGTCAAATCAAAAGGTATGGCAACAAAAAATTCAACAACTACTAAGTCTATTCGAAAGAAAATTGAAGCTATCGAAAAGAAAATAAAGAAGATGAAACAATAATGCCTTTATTTTGGGATGCTTTTGAAAAGGGAGTAGAAATAGAACTCCGTGATATAAGAAAAGGTAAAACATATAATTCTGTTGCAAAAAAAATATCCACTTTATATCATACAGCTGTTAAACTTGGTCGACCAAAACAAGTTCCTACATTTTCTCCTTTTGTATCAAAAGTAATAGGATTACAATCGAGAGTAATTCATAAAGGATTTGAAACAACATTTTCTTCTGGACTAAAATTACAAAAAGAATTAACGCCAACAGATTGGATGCCAGCTGCTACATCAATAGTAGCTTATTGGACTGGTAAAAATTTAATAGGTGATGTAGGACATACAACACCATGGATCGGAGTTGGACCAGGTGCTCCTCCTCCTCCACCAGCAACTACATTACCAATTGGAATATTACCGGTAATAACTCATAATATATTAATACCAGGAAGTCCAACACCATTAAACAAACAGTTAAGTGATGCATGGAAATTAAAAAAACCTGAACTAGTTGCGGCAGCTTTTAGGAAGGCTTGTGAGAATCATGTTAAGATAATTAGTGGAACATTAATCTATACAATTTTACCGCCTGGTATTCCGCCGGCGCCAGCACCTCCTTTGGTATGGATAGGATTAGAATAACCTGGTTCAAATTCTTCTAATTTACCATTCAAACATATTTATTAAAAAGGGAAATTACTATGAAGACACAATCATTCGTTAAATTATTACGGAAAGTTATTAGGGAAGAAGTTCGTCTAGCAGTTAAAGAAGTTCTGAACGAACAAACAACAGTTACAAACCATGGTATAAATTTATCTGAAATAGCAGAACAGCCATCTACAGATAATAAACCAATAGCTAAAAAGCAGTTTACAAAAAATACAATGTTAAATGATTTGTTAAATGAAACAGCTGCAACACCAGCGCCACAAGGATTAACAGATTATAGTACAATGAATTTTAGATCAGAAATGGCTGAATCATTTGCAGCACCATCTAGACAACCACAAACATTAGCAACTCATGATACTAATGGTAAACCAATTGATATGTCAAATGAAAGTGTTGCAAAAACAGTAGGTATAATGACAAAAGATTATTCTGCTTTAATGAAAGCAATAGATAAGAAAAAAGGAAGATAATAAATGGCTAGATCAGTATACCAATATCGACCAATAAATGACCAACCTGATATTGCATTAGGTATATCATTGCCATTTGGTAAAGCTGCTTCCGGCAGACCTGATAGCCTCAATTATGCATCTGGTTCAAGATCTGGTGGTTCGGTATTTGTACAAACATATAGTACTGAAGAACAAGCTATTTCAAATCTTAAAAATTTATTATTAACTACAAAAGGTGAACGTGTGATGCAACCTAGATTTGGGACAAGTATTCGTACGGTACTTTTTGAAAATAATACTAGTGAGTTGCGAGAGACGTTATTACAAGTTTTAGAAGAAGATATTGCATATTGGTTGCCATATATACAAGTCAATGACGTAAATGTTACACCAGATCCAAAGATGCATACATTAACTATAGCATTACATTTTAAGATAACAACAATTGGATCTGAATTAGTAATTAATATTTTAGCTTCAGAAAATGAATTTTCTGTAGGTGATGCAATTATAGATGATGGGACACCCGGAATCTTAGTTGAAACAGGAACAATAGGAGCTGATACATTTGGTGGATTAGGTGAAGGCGGTGGATCAGGAACAGCAGGTGCAATAGCAGATACATATTAAAGGGAAATTACAGATGGGAAATTTAGTAAAAAAAGACGTAAAGTATTTGAATAAAGATTTTGCTCAGTTTAGACAAAACTTAATAAACTTTGCAAAAAATTATTTTCCAAATACATATCAAGATTTTAATGAATCGTCACCAGGTATGATGTTTATAGAAATGGCATCTTATGTTGGTGATGTATTATCATACTATACAGATACGTCATTTAGAGAATCAATGTTATCATCTGCTCAAGAAACTGGTAATATATTAATGTTATCACAATTATTTGGTTATAAGCCAAAACTAAATTCGCCGGCAACTTGCAAATTAGATGTTTTTCAATTAGTACCATCAAAAGGAAGTGGAGGTGCAGAAAAGCCAGATATGCAATATGCATTAACAGTAGCTAGTGGTATGGAAGTTGCAACAAGAGCCGGACAAATATACCATACGGAAGAACCATTAGA